CGGACCTTGAGGGCCAACATCGCCTTGCGGACCTTGAGGGCCAACATCGCCTTGCGGACCTTGAGGGCCAACATCGCCTTGCGGACCTTGAGGGCCAACATCGCCTTGCGGACCTTGAGGGCCAACATCGCCTTGCGGACCTTGAGGGCCAACACCGCCTTGCGGACCTTGCGGCCCTTGCGGGCCTGCCCCGCCTCCAGCACCCAACTCAATTTCAGTCGCTCCTATTCTAGCATATAAACCATCGTCATATTTAAATCTAATATCATTGGTTCCATCGTTAAGAGCAACGGTATATCCAGAGTAAGACGCGTTTGTTGCGTAAACCACGCCTTCTCTTATCCTCATGCTTCCGTAAACGTCCAATTTAATTCCATTAGAATTAGATGGCGCTGTATCGTTTATACCTACAGACCCATTTCTACTGGCGGTTAAACATTCATTATAATTATTATCAGTTCCTAACCAAGTTCTTAAAATAATGTTTCCAGTATCAGCTTTTCCACCAATTAACTGAACAACTCCAGCAATTCCTCCTCCAGCTAATTTTCCAACTAAATCTATTTGGCCTGCGCCATTATTAGCTCCAGCCGCGCCCCAGTTATCAGTTCCTGCTGTTATCGACAATACACCAGCGTTAGTTTCTCTTCTGATACCGTTTGGAGAAGTTATAATTATACCAAATGAATTTTCTGTTGCGTCTCCAAAAGTAGTTCCTCCTTTAATTACGCCTCTTACAGATACATTGTTAAATTCTGCGTCACCAGTATTTCTCTGGATTCTCCATCCAGAAACTCCAGATGAAAAATTATTAGAAAGTACATCTGCACCCAAAATCATTCCGCTTGTAGTTAAATCTACAAGAGTTACACCAGTAACACCGGGTGTTTCCACTACGAACTTATCAGCTTGAACTTTGAAGCTAGATGTTTCTTCGTTTGAAAATAAATTAATTGCCCCAAGAATTCTTCCGTCACCAGTTAACTTGACGCCCCAATTCAAAGCAAGTTGATCATTAATCGCATTATTTCCGCTAACTCTAGCGGATGTTTCTATTATAACTGCACCCGAAACCGTATCTGTTTTAGCCGACACTGTTTGAATTTGAGTGGCTAACGCACCGCTCACATTAGCGAATGCAGAACCAGTTTCATCAATTCTAGCGTTTAAAGCTGCGGTAGTGCCAGTAAAAGTTGCATTCAAGCTGCTAATCTGAGAAGCTAAAGCGCCACTAACATTAGTAAAGGCTATACCGGTTTCGTCAATTCTTGCATTTGCGGCAGCATCTTTACCAGAATAGAAAGCATCTAAAGAACTTATTTGCGAAGCCAAAGCACCAGAAGCGTTGGTAAAAGTTGTGTTAGTATTGGTCACTCTAGCGTCGAGAACGCCGCTCGCTCCAGTTAATGCGCTGTTAAGCGCGCTAATGGTTGTTGCTAAAGTTCCAGTTGCGTCACTAAAAGTAAGAGCTGTATCGGTTATTCTTGAATTTAAAGTTCCACTTATACCGCTAAATGTTGCGCTTATATTATTAATTTGAGTAGCTAACGCTCCACTAGCATCAATAACAACAGCTCCAGAAGCCTCAATTCTTCCCGCTAAAAATCCAGAAAGACCAAGATTACCACTCGCTGCAAGAACATCAATTCTAGCCGCTAAACTTCCGCTGATATTACTTGCCGTTAAATTTGTTTCAGTAATTTCGCTTCTAAATGTTCCGCTTATTCCTGTTGTTGCGGAATTTAAGGTTTGAATTTGGATAGCCAAAGTTCCTGTTGCTGTTGAAAGCAATCCCGTTGCTCCAGAAATAACCGACAAAGAGCTATTTATTCCGTCTGTTGCTCCAGAAACAGCTACGTACTGAGTTTGTAATGTTCCTGTTGCTATTTTTAAAGTATCAGTTACTTGGTTTAAATATCCAGTAGCCGCATCAAAATAATCATTTGCGACTTCTTGTTGAGCAAAAGCTTGAGAAACAAATCCAGTGTATTGCTTATAAACAGGATCGTCGGCTAATACATAATCCGTCTCTACGGCTGGCAGAGCGCTGGCAACACCATTGCTTCCGAACATATCATCTCTAGCAACTCTTTTCATCTTTTTATCTACATTGCTAAAAAAGATAAATTGATCTTGAGAATTTAACTGTGTTGCTACTGGAAGTTCTGTTGCTCTCTTGCTCATACTTATATTTACATTAAGGATTGATAGATTCGTTAGTATAAACCGCACTTAATGCTGGTTGACCATACGATCCCGACATTAATATTCCCGTCGTTTCGGAAACTTCAAAAGACCAATTAGTTTGAATTGTTGCGTTTCCTCCGATTTGAGGATTGATTGAATAAGAATCTAAAAACGCATTCTGTACTTTGATTCCTAGTTTCGGATTTGATTGCGCGTCTCTAAAAGTAATGTCAAAATTATATCCACTTACGCTAACGTTTTCTTGCTGTAATTTTTGCGCCAAGTTCTCTGCCGCAAATGATTCTACTATTGATTCAAGAGATACTGTAGCAACCACAGGTTTTTGAATTTTTCTTGTTGTTGGATAGTTGCTGCCAAATCCATAAAGAGCTTTTCTTTCTAATCCGAGCTGCAAAGAAAACGAAGTAAAGTTCTCAAAGACATAGCCAAAAGAAACTCCGCTTCCTCCATAAACAGCTTCAGCAGATATAGAGGCTCCAGCATAATAGCATCCATTATCAAAGATTCCTTTGAATCCTGTAGCAACTCTGCTTGATCTTGAGTTATCGTAAAAATCTATTCCAAACTTTCCTGTTGCAGCTTGACCAGATGACGCTGTATTTACCGAAGGAAGATAATTTTCAGCAGAGTAATTAGATATTGACGCATTAGCTCCAACAAATTCGCATGATACTGTAGCTAAGTTATTTACCGCAACTTGCATAGAATAAGAGCCAATAAAAGCGTTACCTATCCCTAACACATTAAATCCGTCTGCGCTTGTTGCTGCCAAAGCATCTTTTCTCTGATCTTGCGCTATCAAGACGTAAAAGTTTCTATCTCCTGTACTAGAAAATACTGTTGATAGTGGATTTGAGTAAGACGAATTAGATACATCTAACCCTAAATGCTTTTCATTCCATCCATCATTAAGAAGATAACTCAGACTTAAAGAAACATCTGGCGCAAGTTGACTTTCACGAGAGGCAAAAGCGGACGAGCCAATTTGTTTTAAAGGCTGACGATTTACGTTAAAGTTAAATCCGTAATTTTGGATAAAGTCTAAACGAGAAATGTATTGTCCAGTATTTTTTGATGGTTCAAAAGCTCCTTCTGAACCAACAAACATTTCCTGCATTTCGTATGAAATTAGTTTTCTCATTAGTAAACCTTTCTTGCTCCTAATGGATCTTCTATCATTGAAACCGAAATATCATTAACGTTTTTATAAACAAAAGTATGACTCCATTCAGGAGCGTAAAAGAATTTGTTCTGATTGTATATCTTTGGAAATTTATATTGGAACTTTCTGAATCCTTGTTTGCCAATCAAGAAGTGAAGAATACATCTTGCTTCAGCGTCAGATACACCTTTGAAATCTAATTTTAATGATTTTAAAACATTAGCATGAAGCCCAAAATCAGTTCTTTTTGTGAACGAGTACGGCATTTCGGTTTTCACCACTGAAGTTTCTTTTGTTGTTTGTGTAGGATAAGTTGGCTGAAAAAAGAACTCTTTGCTAAATCTTGAATCACTTATTCCTGTATTTTGTCCTGTGGAAATGTCTCCTGTAACATAGTAAAAAGAATCATACATATTGTTAGCATTAACTCCTGTGTTTCTAACAACGTCATATTTACTATACGCTACTCCAGTAGAATAATTTCCTTTTAAAGAACTTCCTGTAATAAATGGCGCAGACCAATTTAATAAACTTGATGATTGGTCCGAACTCAAAGAAACATTAACTGTATGAAGATCATTCTCATTAAAAGAATTATCTATATTTGAACAGAACATATTGATCGGCTTATATATTTGAGCCGCGTCAGTATATTGAAAATATCCAGTTCCATTTAACGATTCAAAATATCCAGCAATCTTGCGCGCATCTTCTTGCTTTTTATTTTCAAACTGCATATTCATTTCCATTTGCAAATGATTTAAACCTTTTGGCATAACGTGCATATAGTTATCCGTTGTAGTGTAAGACGCTAATTCAGCAGAAAAACTAACAGACATTCCATAAGAAGGCGTAAACGCTAACGACGCTGGAATAGAACCAGTTACGTTTTGATCTCTGTCATAAAAGAAAGACATTAGATAAATCCTTGATAACTAAGAGTTATCACTAAATCATCAGTTGCGGATGAGTTTAATGATTCACTAATTAATTCCATGTTCTCCATTGTAAATGAGGCTAATGATCCTACATTTATTTTAATTCGGCGTTTATTAGAGTCAACTATATAATCAAGAACTCTTTTCGATTGATAGTCATCTACTGCAATAGTAAATTCCGCATTAACTTTAAAAGGCTTTATAGTAGATACTTCAGTTGGCAAACTGCCAGTTGGATGATAGTAAGGTTCTCTTTTGCATTCTACTGAATAAGTAAATGATTCAATTCTATTAGTACCGCTACCATCACACTCTATAGTAATATCGTTTGGTCTTATAACTGATAGTTTGCCAGTTTCTGAGGCTCCAGTTGAACCGACTCCAGAACCAACTTGTCCAAATATAGAAAAACTCGCGCTAAGATTTGGGAAATTACCAACAGAACAAGCAACAGAATACGATGACAAATAAGCAGACTCAAAGCCAAAATTCTTTCCATTATAATTTACATTTCCGCTTACAGGAGTTAATCCAGTAAAATTTAAAAAGAAATCAGAAGGCGACAAATACTTTTGAACGCTTAATGTTGATTGCGGCGGATTAGAAGTAAATGTTTTAAACTTTGAATACCCAATTACATTGACATGATCAACAGGAAGTGAGTAGCCAAAATTAACACTATTGACGCCAAATACTTTGACGCCACTAATGTATAAACTATTTTCGTAGTTTGATACTGATGACTTCATTATCTAGTTCTGAGTGCTCCTCCTAAACGTTTTTCTTCGTTAATGGTTTCAAGCACTACAGCCTTAATCCGTTCGCCCATCTTCTTATAATCTACGCCACCTTGTGATGTTTGACCTTGTGACTCAGTAGATGAACTGCTGCCAGAAACATTGATACTAATATTAACCGCTGTTCCTGTTGTTGCGTCAACTTTGGCTTTTGAATCATTTGATTCTGTTGTTGTTTCTGTTTCCGCTCCAGCGTATCCACCTTCTGCGAATTTGGCGCGGCCAGAATTCATTGAATCTAAATATTGTTTACCGTACTTGCGAACAGTTCCGCGATCCATAACATATTCGCCGCCCATTAAAAGAGCTGGAATATCATCTGTTGGTCCGCCGCCGTTGTTAAAGCCGCGAATCATTCCGCCGTAAGCGTTTCTTAAAGGAGAGAATTTGGGTTGAACGCTGGACGTAAAAGACCCCAAAGACATAGGCCCAGCTCCACCGTAAATTCCTAATTTTGAAGACATAGACGCTACGCCAGAAGATTTTATTCCTTGGGCTGACACTTTATTAGCTCCCATTGATCCTAATTTTCCAGCTCCATAAGACAAAGCAGCGGCTGCTACAGTACTAATTATTTGCTTCTGCATAGCTTTTCTTTGCTGCGTTCTGTAAGCTTCTCTTTGAGCCATAATATCCAAACCTTGTTGTTGAGCGCTTGTAATTTCTCCTTTGATTGTATCTTCGTTCATCAATCCAAATCTAGAAAGTCTTGCGCTTTGATCTTCAAGGTTAGCGAACGCTGTTGATTTACTTCCTTTTAAAACGTCAGTAGCGCCGCTTGTTGTTGTTTGATTGGCGAATTTAGATAATTGATCGTATCCAGAAATTTCCGATCCTCCACGAACGCCGGGCAAAAAGATGCCGCCGCTATTCATTTTCGCCATATTCTCTGCCCCGTACTTTTGAACGGCAGATTTACGCATAACGTATTCGCCTGAACTCAACATTGCAGGAACGTCGTCTCTAATTCCAGAACCTCCAGTTACAAAACCACCGCTAGCAAATTTTTGAATATAACCTCCTTGAGATTTCGTCACAGGCATTTGGAAAAAGTTTGG